CAGATTGTCAGGCTGGGATACGATCCTATATCACATTTTAGTTTTGTAGTTCAAAAAATTAATCTACCCCGTAGACGAATTACAGATTATCTATTTTATCGTAAAAAAAAAAACAGATTTCCTCGAATGATAAGAGAAATAGATACTCCTTGTTCTATACATCAACATCAGAATTGCGGTATATCTTTTCATAGTGATCCATCTATTTTAGATGAGTTTAATCGTGAGATAACAGTACCTACTGCCTGTCGGCGATCAAAATCACCAACAGAGTTATATCAATATGTTTATAGTTACCTAGCCACGCATTATCGATTGAAAGATTATGGTTATAATCCACGGATTATGACTATTAGAGAAGATCGTTTAAAACTTTATTCACATTGGTACCGAGAATATTATACACCGGCTTCGTCAATACCATTAGGTCAAATGACACGACATAATAATCCCTTGACGACATCGGATGTGAAACTAGCTTCTTTTGTTCCAGAAATAGCTGACTATGCAGATAGAGCTATTATGGCATACCAAGGTATGAACATATGCGGAAATGCTATGTTGACAGCAAGTACTAATCCTCGAGTTCCAAGTTCTTTACAAAGTCTTTGTCTTAATCGAGTTTCAATTAAACGTATTTTGTGTGACAAGATTGATACAGGTCGAGGCTTATTTCCTCAAACATATTATACTACTAATCAAACAGAATTTCCCCATTTACGAATGGAAACTTTATTACGGGAATTTTCTTTTGATACATGTGATCGCACGGGATACGCGAAGGTGCGCCCCTTGATTGCTCCTGCTTTGAGAGATTTAGAATTCGCTTTGGGTACTGAGAAATATATCGGTAAATTTAAATTTCGATATTCACCGAAGACACTGTTAGACAGTGTTAAACTTGGTACATCTGGCGGATTTTTGGACGCCGAAGGAGTTTCCGTTACATTGGGAGACGTTACATATCGCATTTGCAATTCGGGAAAAAAAATTTTCTTGATACATGCGGCCATTAAAGAAGTACATACTATATTTATAGATTTGGCGCGTGGTAAAGCGTTTGTGTTCCAACCGTATAATGTAACTAAATTAAAAGGAGAGTGGAAATATTTGTTGGATAAAGCCTTGGAGAATATACCAGAGGCACTGTCAAAGATTCGAGAGTTTTTTATTCCGTGTTTATCGATTACACTACTTTCAGATCTCATTCATAAATATCGTATGTTAGTAGAACGTGGTGAGGTAATTACTATTGGTGTTACACCCTGGAATGGAGGTTATCAACAATTAGCGCATGCTTTGAATTTTGATAATCCTGAGATATTTTGGGTGGATGGTGATATTAAAGCTTTAGATAAACATATTACCGACTGGCAATTGTATCTTTATCTCTCTGCGGGATCTCGATATTATGATTGGGCTGGTATGAATAAATCTCAGCGTACACTTCTGAAACGGTTATATATGATCTTAATGTACCATGTAACAAATAAAATAACTTTACAACCAGGCACATTTTGGCGTCTTATCCGAGGTGTAATGTATTCTGGAGGGAAGGAGACTTCACATGGTGATTCGTGGATTATGGCTCTTATTTTTTTTATGTATGTAGAGCATATTAAGCGAACACATCCCTCAGATGCTTCACTTATAAAACAATGTCTTATTTTGCGATTTATAGCTATAATCATCTACGGGGATGATCACGTTTGGTGCGCTCCAAAAAAATTGCGACACTTACTTAACGCGAATTCTTTTGCACGATTTTTGAAAGAATATTGTGGAATGGAGTTGCGTGATTTCAAAGAATATGATCATTTCTTGTCTGTAGTTAATCATTCTACGGGGGCTTTTATTTATAAAGGTCCTCGTTTTTTGAAGCGACATTGGATATCTAGTACTGACTTTGATTATCCAGACATGGCTTCAGTAGTTCCTTATAAACACTACTTGGAGCCGATATTGCGATGTTGTACCGTTACAGAAGAGGACGATATTTATGGGTTTGTTCTTAAATTAATAGGACAATCATGGGATACTATGGGTACTAATGTCTTAGCTTATGAGGTACTACGACAGTTGTATGAGTTGGCTATGACTAAAACAACTATTACTCCTAGACAAATGTACTCTTTGTGGAAATCGGATCCGCTTAAAGTAAAATTTCTTAGCGCTATGTCAAAAAAAAAGTAATCTACGGGATGAGGATTTTTTTTCGGGATTACCTTCTTTAGAATCCTTGCAAGCACGACATAAATTTATTCCAGAATTATGTAATAATCGTCCGGTTGTGTATATTCCTGCAGATATATATGGGAATATTTAATAAAATAAAATAAATAAAAAAAAAAAAAAAAAAAAAAACGGAAGAGCACACGT